GGCTTTCTTTTCTCTTTTACCACCAGGTGTTACTTTGCCAGAGCAAACGGCAGAAGCATACATATTAGCGTAAGCTGAAGGATATACCTTAAACTTTCTTTTTGCTGCTGCTTTTCCTCTTGGACAAAGTTTCGCCATTACTTTTTCTTTTTCATTTTAGATTTTTTCACTAATCCACCTTTTTTCATGAAACCCATATTGTTTCTGACTTTAGTTGGAAGTTTGCCTAAAGATTTTTTCTTATCAACAGGTACTGGTTTTAATTTGCCCATTATTTTTTCTCCTTTTTACAGTTACATTCGTGACTACACAGACATTGTGTAATACCAAATACTTTACAAACTAATTCGCATGATTTGCGTTTTAGATATTTTAATACATCTTTCCAAGATTCCATATTATCTCCATCCTTTTTTTGCTAGTTTAGGTTTACCAGCTCTTACTAGTCCACCTTTTCTTTTTTTATTTCTATCTACCATTTTAGGTTCAATAAGTAAACCTTCCCCAGAAATAGGATCACCTTGAATATCTTGTTCTCCTGTTCCTTTGACTAATTTAGTACCCGCACCTCTTTTAGTTAATCCATATAATCTTTTGAACATGTTTGTTTTTTCTTTTCCGGATAATTTCATTTGAGATGCTTTTTTAAAAGCTTCGGTTGTTTTATTTCCTTTTTGTTTTGGTGCTGGTTCTGTTTTATCGGTTAGTTCTAATTCATTAGCAAGTTTAACAAAGTCTTTTCTGTTTCCACCTTCTTTAGCTAGTTCTATAAATTTTTGTCTTTTAGATTCACCCATGTTATTTTCCCTTTTTTGTATTAATAATATCGTTTGCTTTGATTCCGTATACATCAGCCTCGACGGACCTCCAAAGGCCCGTTATCCACCACGGCATCGTTTGTAATTTTTCAAAATATAAATCTAATTTTTTAGAAATGTCTTCGTCTTCTGCAAAGACAGAATACGCTAATAAAAATAGAGGACTGGATAACGTCAATAAAATAAATTCGTCCTTCCAATCGTTTTTTTGATTTTCAAAAACTTTACCGGTATATTCAATTTCACCGCGTTTCATTTTCTCCGCATGCAACAATGCTGCTTCTGACATAACGATTTCAGATTTTTTCTTATTAGAATAAATTTCTACTGCGGCCTTGACTCCAGAGCCTATTAAACTCCATGGAAACATGAATTAGTACCAAGTAGCAGATCTTTTTTTCTCAGCTAAAATTTTTCCTTGACCTTTCACCATATCTTTTTGAGATTCAGTTGGATTAGTCATCTCTACAGGTTGTTCAAGAAACATTTTATCTGTAGAAGAACTGGAAACTTTTTCTTTTTTATTTTTTTTCATTATTTTTTCCTCTTTTTACTCATTTTAGCTTCAGATAAAGCAATTGCAATAGCTTGTTTAGGATTTTTCACAATTTTTCCTGATTTTCCACTGTGAAGTTTACCTTTTTTAAACTCTTTCATCACTTTTCCTACTTTTTTCTGTCCTTTACTCATTTTTTTCATTATTTTGGCCCCATATTTTTAAGTTGCGCCGATAAAATTGTTTTTTCTATCGACGTATCAGCTCTCATTTTAGCTAATTCTTCATTTTGATCTAATTTTTGTTGATCGGTAGATTGATTCATCATAGCTTTCATTCGGTCTAAGTTAAATCTTTCCTCATCCGCATCTTTTTTACGTTGATTCTCTTGCGCTTGTAAATCTAATTCTCTTGCTTTTAATTTTGCAATAGGATCATTGTCAAATTGAGAAGTAATTTTTTGTTCTTCCTTCATAAATTCTTCCATCATCTCAGCAATCAATACAGCTTTTCTAGATTCAATTTGTTCTGACAACATTCTTACTTGTATTTGAAGTTGTTGTGCAGCTTGTGGATTCTGTTGTGCTACAATTTGTAATTGTTGACCCATCATTTGTAATTGTTGCATTTCATTTTTCATTTCTACTTCCACTTGTTCTTGAGCCATTAAAGAAATATGTTCAAAACAATTTTTTTCTAATGCTGCCATTACCATCGGTGCATTTCTTGCCATGTTCGTCGCCATAAAATTTAAATGCGCCGTCATGTGTGCTCTGTGATCTTGACCAGGGAAAGCTTGGAATGGTGTCCCAGCAAGAGAGTCAATATGTTCTAATGCTGGGTCCTTTGGTTGTGGGGGTTGTGGACGAATTAATATTTTATCAATATCTTTGACACCTAATGCTTCATACATATTTCGGTATACTTCATATTGATTATGAATTTGTGGATTGGATGCTGCCAATTGCATTTCTGTTTGCGCAAGGGATATACGCTGAGTTTGAGAGAAAATATTTGGATCTGCAACTGGCAAGATATCTACTCTGTCGTCAAAGTCAGCTTGTTTAATAACACGTTGTCCTCCAACAACATCGTATGGATATTCTTGAGGTAGATAAAGTTTAAACACTCTAGCTAATAATTTAAATTCTTGTTTTAGTGCTGCGTAAATTCTTTTGTGGATAGCAGACATCGTTCTGCTTCCTCTTTCCAACAGCGCTACGGTCGTTCCCACTGCCGCTTGTTGATTCCCGTCACCTACTTGCAAGTCCGCTATGGAAGCAAAGCGTTGACCTGCTGTTACAACGACCCCCATTAATTGTAATAAGGTTTGAGAAGGCTCTTTAAATGGAAGCATCATAAATGAATCTTTGATATTTCCTCCAGGTGCATCTACATCTCTAAATTCTCCTGGTTGTATAGCTTGAGCATCATCTCGAATTCGTATTCCTCGTTGTTTAAATCCTGCAGGTAAATTAGATAAGGTTCCTGCGTCTAGTAGTTGTCGTAATGCAGCCGTAGCTGTTCTTGATAATCCACCAATCATATGAATTAAACCAAAACCATAAAAACCTAGTCCTGGTAAAAATCTAAAATGTACAAAGTATTGAACTTTGTTTTTCTTAGGATCATTAATTTCCCAATTTCTTTTAATCGATAAAACTTCTCTAGAATTTTCTTCAATCGTTACAATGTAAGGAAGCTTAATTCCAGTAGGTTCACCGTCTGCGCCCATGTCTTCAAATCCTTCTATTTCTAAATTAACGTGGAACTCTAATAAAGTGAATACGTCATCGTATGGAGATTTAGATATTCCTTCTAACTCTCTTTCCTTTTTTTGAATGTCTGTTTCTTTATCATCTCCTGGTTGTAAATCTATATCACGATAGAAACCTGCAACTTGTTGTTTACGTAATTCATTTTCTGAAATTTTTACAATATGAACAATTGCTTCTGCATCATCTAAAGAATTAGCAGAATAAGGAACGACTAATTCATCTGCAGGGACAAAAGTAGAAACCGCTCTTCCTTGAATTTCATCATAATACACTTTTTTAAATGCAGAACCTGCTAATGGTAAATGAAATAACATCGTATCAAATTCTGGTTCATACTCTTTCATTTGATCCATGATTTGATAATTCATAAAATCTTTGACACGTTGGGATTGTTGTTCTTTTTCTGGAGTGGGTAATCCTAAAATTTGTGTTCGCACGGGACCATCGGCTGGTAATAATTCTTTGTACGCCAAAGCTTGGAACTGAGTCACGGCTTCCGCTAATACGGGGTGAGTTGCACCTGACGCACCACTAAAGGGTTCGGTTCGTTGTTCATATTTAAATCCTAATAAATCTAAACCTTGTTTGTATGCTGTTTCCCAATCTTTTCTGGAATTTTTATAATCTTGATAATTTTGATATAACTCAGAACCCATTCTTCCTAAAATAGGTTCATCTAAAAAATCTGCTAAGTTTGCATTATGATCTTCGGCTGCACCTTGCATTAATTGACTTGGATCAAAATCAATATCTACAGAACCATCTTCATTCTCCATGATTTCTGCATCGCCTGACGATGCTTCTGCTTGCTCCAGCAGTTGCTGTTCCATTTCAACAGCTAAATCTTCATTCGTTTGTTCAGGTTGTTCTGATATGTTTGGTAACGCCTTGTCTATCTCTGCCATTTATTTTCTCCAATCGTACTGTTTTAACAGTATTATAGTTAATATTCAAGCCTTGTGGCTGCGGGCCTGATTTAGGGGGTATGGTGGTAGTTAGTTTCTTAGGTTTAATCAAAGTCATCCGGAATATCTTTCATTGATTCAAATTGTGCTTCGGATCTAGCCACGACTTCATCTCCTTGCGTAGTTCTAGGTTTTTTTAACTTCAAAGCATATTGTTCTATTTGAGATGCACCTCCATACACTTCATCTAAATTGTTTACCGTTTCAGCATAAAAATCAGGTATGTCTCCTTCATAGCCAGACCATGATTCTGGTACTGCATCATCTACTTTAAATTCTGCATCGTATTTTATTTGTTTACCTTGCATATCCACCGATACTTTAGGAGCTTTGTACGTCATCGTAACATCTTTTCCATAAGCATTAGGAAAATCTATTCTAATTTCTTTTCCTGCTAAATCGGTTACTTTTACATCTGGTAAATCTTTTACTTCATATTGGTACCCTATAATTTCGTCCGTGTTTACTTTTTGATAGTATCGAGGAATACCTTGTTGCTTTAATTCATTCACATAATTTTCTGTTCTTCCTATATATCGGTCAAATAGATTTTTTGTTCCTTGTTGTTTTAAGGCATCGTATTCTTGTTTACTTATATTGACCTCTTTTGTTTTAAAAATAGGAATTTGTTTTCCTTCTTTTCTGATTCTATTGACTAACGTAGGAAACCATTTTGGAAATTGTGTCATGGTTTTTCCCATAGGTTTAACAATATTTGTCAATGGAGCTTTTTTAATAGACTTTCCTAATTTGAGTAAACCTAGTTTTCCTGCCGCGACTCCCGCTCCTAGCAGCCCCATTCCTTTTAATACATCTCTTCTGCCAGGATCTTGCAGCGAGCCCCGAGGGTCTTCGCCACCTATCATAGGATTGATAGGAAGAATTGGTTTGTCTTTTGGATCGCTTCCTTTTTCAAAATTAACTCTTCCGCCGTAAGCATATTGATTTATAAGATCATCCGCAGATAATACTTTAGAGGTATTTACTCCACCTAAAAGTCCTAAAGGTTGTTCTTGTTTTTTAAAATAACTTTTTTCTAATTGTTCTTTATCTCTTGATAGTTTGTCAATCTCTTTTTGAAAAGGTCCTTCTTCTGAAATAGATATATCATCAAATCCAACATTGTAGGCTTGTAGATCCCCTATTCCTTTTCGATAAGCTCTTTCTTGTTCTGCTTTATTACTAGCTTGTAAATAAGCGTTGTATTCAGGGGCAATGATTTGTCCTTGTTCATTTAAATAAGGCAACAAATCTTCAAAAGTTTTGTTTATGGATTTTCTAGTATTTTCTACAAAATTACTTTGTGCAAGTTCAGCTTCTGGATCCATAATATCATCGCTTGTCCTTTTTTCTGCTTCTCTTAAATCATTTTGTAAACTTTTTAATTTATCTATGTTTTGTTGTATTTCAAAACCAACTCCTGCTTCTGGTCCACCAATTTCTTCTATGATACGTTTATCTGCTTCTGGAATAGCTCCTAATGTAAGCGCACTTGCTTGATTTTGTAATGCCTCTGAAAAACGTTTCCCTTCTGCTAAATCAGCAACCATAAAAGGAACTGTTAATGCCGCAGTAATTCCTAATCCTACAGGGCCTGTTCCTACTAATAATTCTTGAGCTCCTCTTGCTCCCATTGCAGCAAGGTTTCCTACTTTACTCATTGCTCCTTTCATAATTTGGTATTCTTTTTCTGGGAGTGTTTTTAATATATCAGTTGGATCAAGACCCGA